GCCTGTCTTGCCTGCAAGCGGCTACGCTCTGCCTGAGACATCTGGGCCTGTGAATTGGTCAATCCTCTGTACTCGATAAGCATAGCGTCGAGTTCACCTTCAGCAACAGTGTCAGCCATTACCAGGAGAGGAGACCCTTCCGCAGTAACACCTGCTTTCCCGTATAATGCCCTTTGCCTTGCCACTAATGATTTAGTCTCACGCCTCTTCCTCTCCGCAGCGGCCTCAGACTCCATCGTGGCCATCTGCGCATTACGCTCTGCAAGCTTGGCATTGTACTCATTCCACGCTTCTGACTGTTTCCCCTGTTGAATGCTGGTATAGGTAGCGAATGCCGTTGCAGCTATCATTACCCCATAAGCCACATAAGACATATCAGACCTCCTTCACTATCGCGTATAGTATTCCATCCATCTTATCCGGGTAATACTGATTCAAATAGCCCTCTGCCTTGAACCCAAGCCGGTGCAGAAACATATGCGCCATGGAGAAGTCCATCCTCGCATGCGCCTGAACCCTGTGAAACTTATTGAAGGACGCCGTGAGTCCCCTCTTTATCGCCTTCACAACGCTGAACCTATGTGGGACTACGTTTGCCCCAAACAGCAGCCACGCCTCGCCTACGCCTTCCCACATCTCACGTATCCCACCACACGCTATCACTTCCTCACCTACTAGTGCTGTAAATGCTATCTCGCCCTCATTTATCACAGCCCACTCGTCAAAGTCAGCCATGTCCTTAAAGGCCTTCTCAATATCCCTAGGGACCAGCACCCTTGCATGTTCAGCTTTGTATGCAACGACTGTTATCATCTGCTTGCCTGTCTGAATTGTGGGAACAGTGCGACTATTGTGAGGGGATATGGCTCATTAACCATGAGTTTTACCGTTACCTCAGTACCGAATGCGCCAGGGTACATGCTTATTCTCTTGTCTCCGGTGAACGCTGGTATCGGCTCATCCATTGGGTCCGCGTCATCCCGGAACGGTATTGACTCCCAATCCCCATCTGCATTCTCAACCCAACACGCTTGAGAGTCCTTGAACCGGATAAGCAATTCATGTATCCGTCTGATCCTCCCATACTGTGTCTCACCGGGGATCTCAGACTCCAGGTTAAGGGTCTCCAGAGTAGACTGATACTCGAGTCCGGCAATGAGAGTTCCAACGTAATCGTCAAGCACTATGACACCGCTTGCACTCACCTCTTCGTCAGTGACTACACACTCATCCCCAAGCAGTGCTACGTCCTCCCCAACGAGATGGTCCAGCCCGGAGAATGTCTTGGCAACGACCTCAACAGTCCCCCCGCTCGTGTATGCGTCATACGCCGTGGTGTCAGTATAGCACCCGTCGCCGTCAGTGATCTTGAACGCAGTCGTATTGCTGTCTGAGACTATGTATATGACATCATTCAGGTCAGTCATTCCCCCAACACTGACAATCCTCACATAGTCGTCATCCGAACACGAGTGCCCCGAAGCGGTCACGACAGTTTCCGCAGCTTGGGTGATCCCCGTTATGTCCGTAGTTCCTCCACCGGACCATGTGATATAGGAATCCACATAATAATCCCCAAGCCTCTCAATGTAGAGCCTGGGCATACTGTCTATCGTTCTCTCTACTGTCGTCCATACTTCATCGTCAGTCGAACCAGTTATAACGGCTACCCGCTTGAAGTCTCCATCACTAATCTGCCTGCTCCAGCCGACTACGTTCTGAGATCGGTCATAGGCCATAGTGAGCATGACTCCATCTGCCCTCACCACCCATAGCACAGGGTTAGGCTCCTGCTGGTATGCCATATCAACCATTCCACCTTCAGTGATATGCTCTGCCAGCATGGTCAGGTCAGGTGCTAAGTAGCCGTCTTTTTCAAAGCTGTACACGAACTCGCGTAACTTGGTCCCGCCCCTCTGCACAAACAGCACAGCGTCATTAACCAGCAGAGCTTGGAAACCGTCAGATCCCCACGCGGATTGCCGCTTTATACTCACATTGGAGGGCGTTATAGGCTCATCAGTACCGGAGGATGTCATAATCCATTCCCCGCCCTTAGTGCCTATGACCAGTCTATCAGTCGGGACTATCCACTGTATTGAGTTCACTCCTCTGGAGGCAATAGTGTAGACAAAAGCCTCGTCATCATTCACTCCGTCTAGTAAGTTCTCATAGTCCCCCACCTGGGAGCCGAAGATAGTCTGAGGTTTCTCATTCGTCGCTGCCCAGATAAGGCGCTCTTCAAAAAACTCAACTGAAGAGGGATAATGGTCAGCTTCCTCGAACAGCTCAGTCCAGGCCCCAGCCCGCCCACCGCTTGTGTATGCCGTATATCCCGTCCCATTAATGTCCTGGAGTTCAAACGTGTCCTCTGTCCGGTTAGCGACGGTAAAGTTTTTGAAGTTAATCTCCGTCATTCCCCCTACGCCAGCAGTCTGAATTCTATCCCCGTTTGCAAACCCATGATCTGTTAGAGTTATTACTACTGGATCAGCCTTCGTAGCTCCAGTGATGGTATATTGGCTCTTCCACATTTGCCCACCACTTGTGTAAGCTGAATATGCCCCACCTGTCCCGTCTACCCCTCTTAACTGGAAACTGCCATCGGTACACCCAGTAACTATGTGATAGGTGTTGATAGCAGTCATCCCACCAACGTCCCAGATAGTTATTTCATCCTCGTCAACTAAGCCATGATTGGGGCAGTACACCTTCACTGGGTCGGTCTGAGTCGCTCCAGTGATATTCCTAAACGGAGACCCAAGGAAGTCAATCGTCTCCAATTCCCACTCATTGTGTCCATAGCGCATAAGCTTACTGGGAGCATAGCTTGGGTGAGCAATGTACAAAATGTCCGCGGATTGTGTCGTGTGCAGGTCTGCTAAGTCATCCTCGTCATATGTCGTGGTCAGGGTATATATTGAGTCGTCATCATTGAGTATGATCCCGCCATTTCTGTAGAACCGGATCTGATTCTCAGTAAACTCCAGGACGTATGCCTGGACTACGGAGAACTCAAAGCCTATCAACACCGCCTTGGGATTGACCTCTCGGACTGAGAAATCATCTACGACTCCTGCAAAATTTGCATCCTTGTACCAGCCAATGCGGGTATTGGTACTGCCGAATACTCCTCTCTCTGTGAAAGTCCCATTGGTGGCGCGTTTGGTGAGGGAGGTTCCCCCCAGATACGCAGTCACGTTTCCGTCAGTGACCCCAGACGTAGTATAGACAACTACGTATTCCCTAGCTTCCGTGCAAGTACAGTTAGCAGTGTACAGATAGCTTGCAGTGCCGTTGGTCGCCGTGGCATTAGAGGCAACGGTCCAGCCTGTTCCGGCTGTCCATCCGCTTGTACCTGCAAATGTCCCGTTTATGGAGCGGTCACAGCCAAATACCTCATTAATGTACTCAGTCCCAGCTCTGCGTTCAGCCGGGCCATGGGGAAGGGGTATGAAGTTCTCAAGTGTCTTACACCCACTCTTGTACTTGGCAAGGTCCACTCTGCCATACAAGGCTGGAGATAACTCTCCTGTGTTGAACGCCGTCTGTACTGCGTCCCCGTTGCAAGTTAGTATGGCAAAGAACATCAGACCCGTAAGTATGCCAGTGATTATATTTTTCATTCCAACCTACTGTTTATCCATGAGCTTGCTGTGAACTCTTCCGCAGTCCCCTCTTGGGCATCAGCAGCGCGGGCTTCAGATAGTGCTTTCTGAAATTCCTCAAGTGCGGACTTTCGTACCGTCACGGACTGCGTGATTGGGAACGCCAGTCTCCAAGCCATCCTGGTGACAAGGACTGAGATAACAAGTGAGTCGAACTCAGCCGGGTTCACAATCCTCTTTATGTACTCAAGGTTCACTGTGCTTTCGTCGGTTAGTAATTCCCTTCCCTCTATCTTGAACTCATACTGCCAGTCCCCGTTGATACGCAAAGCCCGGAGACAGTGAGGACTTGTGGGCAATGTATACTTGTAGGCATACCCAAAGTCCGGGGCCGTAGCCAACGCAGCTATCGTCTTCCGGTAATAGGCACAGTTCCATGGGTGAAGACGTAGGATCTCGTCTATCGTCGGCTCTATGAACTGGTCACAGAGTTGTGAATTCTTCTCGTCGAGTCCCAGATCCGTTATCGTATTGGCCCCTAGCTGTGACAGAGCCATATTGCTAATTGAAACTAGAGACGTAGCCATGTCTTCACTCCCTTATTACTATTCCACAGCCGGAGGTGGAGTATAGTTGAACAGTGAATCCGCAGTAGCAATTAGTGCGTCGTCCCATAGTGTATCTGGATTTTCCACAGCTTTCACCAAAACTGCTCTCCAAGACATTGCGTATAGTACGCTCATTACTGAAAACATCGATGTAATTTTCATCTCATATTCCTCAAGTAGAATTGGAGGAGGGGATACCCCCTCCCCACAGTATTATATATTGTCGTGCTTATTTTCCCTGTTAAGGGGCAATCATCAGATACACTAACCCTGAGTCAGTAGTATCTGTTACGATCCCTGCAAACCCTATCTGCTCAGTAGCCAGAACACCGTTATCCACTCCAACGGACCCAGCAGCGGTGACATCCCGAAGGACATTAGTGCCCATGGTCGTAGCTGTGTAGTCAAGCACGTTACACATACCCCAAGTCTGAAGCCAGAAGTAGTAACTGGCCGTTACGACAGTGGGGCATACTCCGCAAGCAAAGCCAGTCGGAGTAGTTACCGGAGCCTGGATTACTGCCTTATACTGATTAGTCATAAGGGAGATCCTGGAACTGGTAGTGATGGCCCTTTTCAACGGGTCATACAGCGTGAGGATAATGTTTGTAGCTGACAGCGGGTGACTCTTGACAAGGTACAAATCCCCCATCGCGTTAGCTGCGTCACCGTCCGTCACTGCCATCCAGCCGTCTTGGTAAGTATTGGCTGGCTGCTCAGTCGTGTCAATAGCCGCAGTAACCGTATATGTCCCAGCCGCACAAGCTGCCGGAGTGAGGTCATGCTGAACAGTCGTGGTCGCCCCGCCCAGCGTTGCGGTCTGAATCAAGTCACCACAAACAAGGGCAACGGCAGCGGCTTGAGCATAATGAAATGTCCTACCGCAGTATCTCCGGTATCTGGTCCCCAAAGGGAACTGTTTGGTCGATGAGATGTCCAGGTAGTCCTGTTCAGGGATACCCTTAACGTCCCTATTAAAATTGTTGGTTCCAACATCAGACATAATATTCTCCTATATTCTATATTTCAATCTTAAAAAGGTCGGTATGCGTTTCTTGCCCCCTGGCATACCAGCAGGGGGAGGAGGAGAAGGGGGTTATGCTTCCTGACAAAGCAGTTCGACTACTTTCACCTCTTCCATCCGTGTTACGCCGATGGACTGAGAATAGAAGACCTGCGTTGAATAGTTCTTATCATCTCTCTCACTGATACGACCAGTCGGGTTCTGGCCTATTGCAAGCAGCATACCGTCAGCGGCCCAGGCAAAACATGACCTGTCTCCAGATCCCCCGCCCGTGGTTGCCCGGTCAAGGGGAAGACGCTCGGACCTGATAAACTTGAATCCGAGGAATGTGTCAATCTCGCCTTTGACGAGGGCCTTGACAGTGTTGTAATCCGAACTCTTGACATCAGCAATCACCAAGAGGTCAGACAGCACATTGGAACTGCACATAAAGTACCTTGGAATGGACTCATCTACTTCAGCCGCGTCCAATGTCTCCTTGCACTGAATCAGGTATGCAATGGTAATAGTCCCGCTTATGTCAATAGTCTGTGCAGACGGGAACGTAGTCGCTGTCCCGCCCTCTTCACCTGTATAGGCCGTAGCGGTGAACCCTTCAATTAGGGCATCATCCATAGCCCGTCCCATGGCAAAGGCCGCGTTCATGGCATAGGAAGACGCCGGATCAATAAGCATCCGAACCTTGTCCATGTCGTCAATCAGGTCTGCCCAGTCATAATCAACCAAGCTTACCCGACGCCTAGCGTGAGGGGTTGAGATTAACGGAGTATCCCCATGTCGCGCGGTTCTCTTCCGCGCCGTGGTTGCTCCAATCTGTTCGTAGTAAGCATTCTTTCCTGTCTGGGCCTCTTCCCGTACAGCACCACGAAGTCTTGAGCCGCGCTGCTGAGAGAGGAGCTGAACATTTGCCTTATACTGCTGAACGAACGCAGTGGTAATTTCAAAGCTCATTCTAGTTTCTCCTTTACATTGTTTTGTGTCGGAGAAGCTGCCCCTCTCAGGACTTAACCTACCGCTTTACACCCGGATACGGTGGCCCACTTTCTGGCGGTCATTGGGACTGTTCGCTACCCCACATTTTTTATTCTATTTCACACATGAAGATGAATTGTTTTACGAGGCTCTGGGTCAAAAACTGACACATCTATTACAGGTGCAGGCCCCAAACGCACTTTGTCCTTTAATACAGTGATATAACAATCTCCACCCTTTTCATACAACTCCCGTATTACCTTGTTCAACTGGGTAACTGCTAAACAGAGTTTTAAACTGCTAAAGCCTAAGCGCTCTGAATCTGTCATACTCATTTTTCTAG